GATGGCAGGTAAGATACGAGGGACAAAATCTCGGATGGACTCCGTGGAGTGATCCTACTACCTTTGTAACTTCGCAATATGCAGGTTTTACAACACTAATTACGTCTAGCACTCCTAACTTTGATCTTGAAGAAGAATTAAGAGATAACTGGGGATGGGATACTAATCAACAGGTACAAGGCACAGTAGAAATTGCTTCAAACGTTTTTGTGTTTTCTGAAAACAAAGATATTCCGGCATTTAGGCTATCAAGTTTGCCTACTGGCTCTCAAGTATCACTTACTAATTCCGGAAGAATTCTAGGTAAAGGCGGTGACGGCGGATTCATTGTTTCACCTAATCGAACAAGACCTGGCCAAGACGGCGGTATTGCTTTTGAGGTATTGTCTCCTGTAAATGTTACAAATTTTGGTAATATATCCGGCGGCGGCGGGGGCGGCGGCGCTGCTGTATTGTCTAACAGAGACGGAACTGAAATACTCTCTGCTGGCGGCGGAGCGGGTATTGGTATTGCCAACGGTGGCGAAGCTCCTGTAGGCGATAACGGTACCGATTCGTCATTGACAGCAGCAGGCAACGGCGGATCTGAAAGCGGAACATTTACTCTAGATCCAGTTGGCGGCGGCGCCGAACCTGGAGGAGAAATAGATCCTTCCGACGATGCGAATTCTACATCGCCTACTCAGAGCGAACCGCCAGGGACAGGCGACACCTATACAGCATCTGGAAGTGTTGACGCCGGCGACGGAGGCGGCTACGGACAGCCAGGACAACAAGCCGTTATTGATTACGATGCCAAAGAGCCAGATACAGGTGAATCAAATACACTTGCTGACGACGTCAGTAACCCTGGACAAGCCGGTGCTGCTATTGTAGGCGAAGCAAACATAAACTGGCAAGGCGGCCAATCAAATGTCCAAGGGCCTATCATAAATTAATTCTTGTTTTTTACACAAGTTTCGTGTATAATTTTACTAAATGGAGTTAGTTTATGGATGAAAGACTAGAAAAAGCTCTTGAATTTTCCAACTATATGGTTACTCTTAACAATCAAAAAAGAGTAATCAAAGAACAATTCAAAGAAAATATCATACACTATTTTAACGGTGGACAGTTTACAGTTACAAAAGAACTGGTAACTTTTGTAAACATGCTGGTAGAGAAAGGCAATGACGAAGACATAGTTCTTGTTGACGACAACGAAACACCAGTCCTTATTAAAAATCTTGACGATTTCCTAAGTGATATTATAGATACTTACTTTTCTGCCGCAAATACTTATCATAGCAAGTATCAAGAACTAATTAAAAAAAGATCAGTTGAAAAACTAATTGACTATGAACAAAACTAAAGGCGTTTTAGTTTATGCTAGGAATAATAGCCAAGTTGATTATGTAAAACAGGCCTGCTTCCTTGCTGAGAGAGCTAAAAAATATCTTGATCTGCCTACTTCGATAGTAACAGATAGTATTTCCTATCTCGAACACGAATATCCAGCCTACAAAGAAGTTTTTGATTGTGTAATTCCCGTAGTATGGAAGGAAGAAAACCAGTCTGATCAATCTGTGTTATCCAAATTCGAACAGCACAGCCTTAAAACCTATCATGATGGATCTCTAATCGCAAAGAAACTTGACTGGAAGAATGAACTGCGCTCTACAGCATTTGATGCTTCCCCTTACGATGATACACTTCTCTTAGACTCAGATATAGTAATATCAAACGGAAAATGGAAAGAATGCTTTGATCAAGCACACGACTTTTTAATTTACAAAGACAGTGTAGATCTTTTAGACCTAGACAGAGGCAATACATTTGAAAAAGTTTCTGATACTTCGGTAGATTTTTACTGGGCATCAGCTGTTTTCTTTCGCAAAACTCCAAATAACGAAATATTTTTCGACTTGATAAAGCATATACAAGAAAATTGGCATCACTATTGTTCAATTTTTCAAATAAACACTCCTTATTTCCGTAACGATTATGCTTTTTCTATTGCTATACACATTATGAATGGTTACCAAACCGGGGATTTTACACAATCTATGCCAGGAACCCTGTATTTTACCACTGATAAAAGCATTTTATGGAATATCAACGACGAAAAATTGACAATTTTGCTGGAAAAACCAAAATATACCGGCGAATATACAGCATTGGCAGTGGAAAATCTAAATCTACACTGTATGAACAAGTTTAGTTTGAATAGGTGTATCGATGAAGTCTAGAGGATTTGTGATTTTTGCGGACGGAGAAGCACATGTTGAGCAGGCATACCTTGCTGCGCTAAGTTTAAAAGCAACAGATAACGCATATCCTGTAACACTTGTTACAAATAACACAGTTTCTAATAAAATCGAAACTGTATTTGATAAAATTGCGAAAATTCCATGGTATAAACAGGACAATACTAGATTAAAAACTGAAAATCGCTGGAAAATCTATCATGCTACTCCCTACGAAGAAACTATTGTCTTAGATTCGGATGTATTGATATTACAGAATCTAGATTATGCGTGGAATCTGTTAAAAAACTACGACATCTACTATCCTACAAGAGTTTTTACATATAGATCAGAATCAGTTGAATCGGATTATTACAGAAAAGCATTTACAGCAAATAATTTACCTAATTTTTATAATTGTTTTCACTATTTTAAAAAGTCTTCAATGGCAAAACAGTTTTTTGAATGGGTGGAACTTATTTCAAACAACTGGGAACTGTTTTATGGCAGTTTTTGTGCTGAACACTACCCAAGCCAACCATCAATGGACGTAACAACTGCTATTGCCAGCAAGATTATGGACTGTGATTGTGAAATTTCTAACAGCTTCAGCGATATTGTTAAAGTAGTACATATGAAATCACAGATACAGAACTGGAAAACACCAACTTCGCGTTGGCAGGACAGGGTAGGTGTTTATCTAAACCAAGAACTGTCTTTGAAAATAGGAAATTTTAGACAGAATACAGTTTTCCATTATACAGAAAACGATTTTGTTACTAGAGATATGATAGAGAAGTACGAAAAATGTCTTCAGATGTAATGTATGTTCAGTTTAAGCAGGACACAGGAGAAATCACAGGTATTTCTCCACGATCTAGTGCTAATTATTATGATATAGAAGTTCCGCTAGAAGAAGTCGCTGCTATACTGGAAGGTCGAGAGCGCAAAAGAAACTATCGAGTTGAATACGAACCTAGAAAAAAGAAACTTGCCCTAGTTAATCAACATGAAAAACAGTTTGACGGAGCATCGGTTCGAGATTTTATCTATGAATTACCTGAAGTCGAGCAAGCCGACGCTGATATCTGTGTATTTCAAGATACTACAAATAGCTGTTGGAAGGTACTACTTGGGAATGCTCTTCAGAAGAACCTAAAGAAACAGGGCCTTCGATTAAACAAACAGTTGAGCTTTTCTATTACAGCAAAACACGATCCAAACATTCTTTATAAAACTCTTTTTGTGGATTTTTCACAAATTGTGAGAGATAACTATGCAGTGATACCTTTTACGATGGAGTTCGAAGAGACAAACTCGGATATTTCAATTTTCACAGCGAAAATGTTTGATTCCTATAGCTTCCAGCGAGATATTAAATGAATGACCCTATCAGAATAGCAGAACAGGATATTATATTTCTCTCCTACGATGAACCTAATGCCGAGCGAAACTATGCTGACTTATGTCAAAAGATTCCGTGGGCAAAAAGAGTTCATGGAGTAAAAGGATCAGACGCTGCGCATAAGGCCTGTGCTGATCTATCCGAAACAGAATATTTTGTTACAGTTGATGCTGACAATGTTGTAAACCAAGAGTTTTTAAATCAAACTGTTGATATAGACGAACTTGGTTTGACATCAGACCATGTATTTTCATGGTGCGGAAAGGTACATGTCAATGGTTTAATGTATGGCAACGGAGGACTAAAGCTCTGGAATAAGCGTTTTGTTAAAAACATGCGCACACACGAAAATTCAGAAAAAGACAATGCTGCTGCTCTGGTAGAATTCTGCTTTGACGATCTTTATTATCAATTCAACGAGAACTTTTCTACATCATACACAAACTCGTCACCATTTCAGGCATTCCGAGCAGGGGTTAGAGAAGGCGTAAAGATGAGTCTAAACCAAGGAGCGCCTGTACAAGACATCAAAACTGTCTGGTGGCAGAATCTAGAACGATTAAAAATATGGTGCTCGGTAGGCGCAGATGTAGAAAACGGGTTATGGAGTATATACGGAGCACGAGAAGGCTGTTATCTTTCCAACTGTACCGATTGGGATTATGCCCAGGTGAGAGATTTTGAGTATCTTACAGAACAATGGGATTCTAAGTATTCAAAAATCTCCGAAGACATGCTTGAAACTGAGATAAAGGGTCTAGGAAATGTTCTTGCTAGAGAATTAGGAATAGATATTGCTCTGCTTGACAGTGATGGTAGCCGTTTCTTTAAATCTACCTACAGAAACACACCAAGGATTATAAAACCAAGACAATGAACGAACTAGAAAAGATAAAGGAAATTATTCCTCACACTGATCGAGAAATATCGCCGACATTCTGTATGGCAAAGTGGCATCATACTACTATCTACCTTCAAACAGGTGAAACGCATAGTTGTTATCATCCTGCTCCGCACCCTATACCTCTAGATGAAATCAAAGACAATCCTTCTGCGCTTCATAATACCAAACAGAAGAAGACCGAACGCGAGTTTATGATGAAAGGCCAGCAGCCCGCAGGCTGTTCCTATTGCTGGAAGATCGAAGCAATGGGTAAAGATTATGTATCAGACCGTCATATTAAGACTGCTTCTATATATACACCAGAAAGACTGGAAGAAATCAAACAGGGCGGCGCAGAATACAACGTAAACCCTGAATATATAGAAATTTCTTTCTCAAATGAGTGTAATTTCAAATGTGGATACTGCCATCCTAAAGCAAGTTCAAGATACTGGAAGGAAATCAACGATCACGGTCCCTATGACACTTCGACAGATCACAGACAGGACATAGACTGGTTTAAGATCTATCAGAAAGAAGAAGAAAATCCCTATGTAGAAGCATGGTGGCGTTGGTGGCCAGAAGTTTCAAAGACTCTAAACATCTTGCGCATAACAGGCGGCGAACCTTTGATGCACAAAAGCACCTGGGATCTGTTTGATAGGCTGGAAGAAGATCCTAAACCACATATTCAGATAGAAATAAATTCAAACCTCGGAGTTAAGCCCAAACTAGTAGAACGATTGGTAGATCGAATTACGCATCTACGCAGTATTGGTGCTATTAAGAGTTTTAAACTTTATACTTCTATCGACACCTGGGGTAAAAGAGCAGAATACGCACGACATGGACTGGATATCGAATTATGGGAGAGAAATCTAGACTATTATCTGTCTAACACAGGATTGCCTGTGACATTTATGATTACTTTTAACATATTTGGTGTTACTAGTTTTACTAGTCTTCTAGAAAAGATACTAGAATGGAGAACCAAGTATAACTCGGATGAAAACGAGACACAATGGCAGAGAATTCGCTTCGACACGCCTCATCTAAAAGAACCTGCTATATTTGATATGAACATTCTTCCCAAAGACGAATTCATGCCTTATATGCGCAGTCATTTAGAGTTTATAAAACAGAATCTAGACAATTCAGACAGAACTAAGTTTACAGACCTAGAATACGAAAAGTTTAAGCGGGTAGTTGACTATATGGAGACTACTGATTATGAACAAGACAAACTGATCCTTGCTCGTAAAAACTTTAACGCATGGTTTTTCGAACACGATCGTAGGAGAAATGTAAGCCTTGTAGAAACGTTTCCTGAGATGCAGAATTTTTGGGATTTATGTAAAAATCAATGATATAAATGATGAGGTATAGGTAATTCTTCTTTTAACCTAAAATTATCGTAAATGGCCTCGGTCCACTGTCTTGGCATGTCGTGTAGCCCGCAACTGCGTTTGGTGCTTTTATATCCTTCTTGAATATAGTTTCGCCATTGGGCATGCAATAAATTCACTGCATTTTTTGTTCGTTCTGAAAAATCAAAATCAAACGTTTTTGTTAGATATTCATAATGCTCTAAGATAGTAGGATGTCCGTCTGAATAATTAGAATGTATTTCTGTCCAATCTTTATTCCATTTATAGTCGATGTTGTTGTGCCACAGTGTTTCGTAAAAGCTAGGAGAAATATTGTCTAATGAGTCTTTGTATAAGTCAGCTAGGTTTTCGATATTTTCTCTATCTTTACTCTCTCCTCTCTCCCATTGATTTATGTGCTTTTTTATGTCACACATAGATATAAAGTGATAATTGGTCTTTCCATTGAGATAGTTGTTTACAAGATCTATATATGAAAAGTCTCTAAGAGCAAAGTGAATATCGTTTGCCCAACTCTTAACAAATTTTATGTCATATTCTTGCTGAGAATATATATTTCCCGGAGTTACCCAGCCTTTTCGACTGCTCCATCTATCTTCTCTTGATACGTTTGTCCAGCAGGCTATTACTAGATCATTTTCGTCAAAGTTATAATATTGATTCGCCTGCGTAATCTGATTAGATATAAAGGCATTACCAGCTCCGCTTTTTCCAAAATTATAAAATTCACAACCAAACTCAAATGCTAGTATATTTGCCCATGTTGCCCATTTGTACTCTGTAAAGGAACAACCGAATGTAAAAAGTCTACGTGGACTTTGATCAACTAATTTTTTCTTCATAGTGTTTTTATCAACTTTGTAAAATCTTCTTTAAAATAATCTATATCCATCAACAAACTGAAATTATGTTTTAATACCTCGGCTTGACTAAATCTCCAATCAACTTGTTCGTGTTTGTTCATTTTTTCTAATTTAGTTAATAGATTACTGCATGTATCTAGTATTGCCCGATATCTCTTTTCTGTGTTTTGAATTTCATCAAAGTCATAATCAAAAACGTCGTGGAATAATCTAAATCCAAGGCGCTCAAGAGTTTTGTTACAGCCAGGCTGACCAAATATTACAAAAGGCTGCATATGAGCAATTGATCGAAATGTTTTTTCAGAAAAGAACATGCTAGTAGCCTTCCAGTCTTTCACGTGAGTCTCATTTACAATTTGGAAAATAGTAGAATTATGTAAATGAGAATTTAGACTAAGGGCATGATTGGTTTCGAAATCTTCAGTATCGATTGTTTTTGGTAATGCATTGCACCACTTATCAAAGTCTTCATCTAATCTAAAATGTTTTTTAGTATGAATTATTTCTTCTTTAGACAACACTGCCTGACTGATTTTGAAATATCTGTCAATTTTGGTTTTATGTAGAAGAAATTGTGCTAGAGTTCTATGTTCTCTATTAACTCTACTTAAACTAAGACCAGGTCTACCACTGTATTGTCTTGTACATTCTTTGTAAAAGTAATCAAATGCTTTGACACTATCGAAATCGAATTCGTATTCATCTTCTACCATGTCCTGCATCATTTTTTTGAAACTTAGAAAAGGAAACACTTTTATACTTTTTGTAATATTGTTTTTTTGATTATAATTGTTGAGATTTATTGAATCTTTCATATTTGTAGACACAAATATTATTTTCTCAGGCGAAACATTATGCAGTCTGCAGGATTCGTACAAATTATGGAAAAAGAAATTCCTAAAAGGAGAAAACCCTTCCGTAGAAGCGTCAAATACAAAATAGGTGTTAGGATCGTTTCGTAATTGGTATACATTTTCTACATAACTAAGAAGATTTATACCAGGTTGCCAATCTGGGTATTGCATAAGTCCGTGAACAAGATTTATGTTTTGTTTCCAGTTGAAAGTATTGAATAACACAGAAAAAGTACTGCTTTCGCAGGCGGTTATGTATGGATTTTTAACTATCATTTTATTATGCAATTATTTTTTGGAAGTTGTTTAATTATATTTCTATTGTGCTCTAGCATAGTCTGCATGTCACGATTAATTTCATTTAATTCTTCCAGAGTTTTAGAATTAATTTTGTCAATCAATGCAAATATTGCCAGCATTCTATCACTGTGGTTTTCAATTTTATCATATGATTCGTCCCAGTAGTCTGAGAATGTCTTCACGCCGAATTTTCTTATATACTCTAATGTTTTAGGCGGTGCTACTACAATAAAAGGTTTCTTGTAATTTATAGCATCGATTATTTTTTCAGAAAAATTTGCAGTAGGTTGTGCAAACCTAGTTTCATTTACTATACATACAAAGCATTCGTCAAATGTTTTTTTATAATTTATATTTGGCTGAGAAAACGCGCCATCGGGTAAATACAGGCGATGCTTTTCATCTACCTCCATCTTTTCAGACGAGAAATCAAGTTCAAATTTTTCTTGATTTAGAATTTTGTTGTTTTTGTTTAGATAATCCTTTGGTAAATTTTCAATCCAATCTACCGTAGTTTCCCAATCTGTGTCTGAATCAAAATACCAGCTATAATTTCCTGGTTTGTCTGCTAAGAAACACATAATGATATGCCTATGGATAGTATATCTACCATTACCGCACCAGAATTTTTTTGTAATTTTAGGAATAATTTTGGGATCAAGTGGCATATAACTCATAGCCCCTTGTCGAATAAAAATATCTCTACATCTAAATGTGATATGTGGATATTTTTTTCCTAGCAGTTTGTCTAAATCATAATCACAGTGATTTAATACAATTCCGTTAATTCTTTCTGCAAATTCGTTTATATGATCTAGTTCTTCTGCCCTAAGATTTGTTGACTTATTATGCTTTGAATGAAATTCACTATAATACCCTAGATTAAATTGTTCATTCTTAAAATAATACGAAACTGGTTCATAAAGAAAAAATTTAACTTTTCTCTTTCTTAATTTTTTAACCAATTTTGGATCTTTGTTTATAAACGAAAAATCTATATCGTTAGTTCCTGTATATAGGAAATATGGTTCGTTAATATTTCCTAAAAAACTTTTCCTTAACAAATTGTTTAAATTATTATTTCTCTTTGTATGCCTTATTATTTTTGAAGGCATGTTATTCCAAAAAAGTTTCTGTTCGAAACTCATACTTGAACACCTGTTATCTGTAATGTGTATCTATCTTCAATTCCGATATTTGCTGCAAAGTGAGGTTCGTCACAACTCCAGGTAATGTATGTTCCTGCACTATAGTTTGTAAGTGCTTTGTTACCAACTTCGAAGTAGTGTCCGCTTTTCCAATCTTCAAGAAAAACAGCACATCTTACAACGTTTTTTCTTTCTACTTCAAAAATTTCACAATACTTTTCAAAATGATCTACGTGTGTTGGCATAATGTCATTTGTTTTCATTCGATAAAATACATAGCCACATTTCTCTAATCCAATTTGCGAGGCTATTTCGTTTACCCATTCTGGCATAGGGTTTTTACTATTGTACATTTCGCCAGTAAAGCTATCGTGCATGTATCCTTCAGATCTCCAGCGATCTACTTCACTTTGAGAGATTGGCTGTTTGGTATATTCGAAATTTTTGTAATTGCTGTTCCATATTGGCTCAATAAATCCTATATTATATGACATCTTGTTCTCTCTCTAAGTCTAGTGTTACACAATGAAAACCTCCGCCCAATGTTCGCTGATGACGCATAGGTAACATAATACATTCTATTCCTTTCTTCTCTAACAACATTCTAAGTGTGTTTTGATGTTTTTCTAAAACAACTAGATCTTCTCGAATGGAAAACAAATTCATGTTTATCCATTTACTAGCGTTACAGATTCCTGGGTAATGTCCTATATCGCTGGGCTCAGGCGCCCAGATAACATCCCAGTCACAGAATGGCTTGGGCAGTTGATATTTATTTTTAATTCTTTCTGGATTTACTAACAGTAGGCCTTCTTTTAGAAACGCAACAGTAGAATCAATATGCATATAGGAATATACATTTTCTAAAGTATGAACTTGAACCGAGGAGCCTAATAAATCTTGAAGAGACTCTGCTCCTTTCTTATTACCGCTATTGCTTACAAGATACAATATATCCTGATTTGCTCTAATTATGTTAGCAGCATCAAAACTAGGAGCAATCTCGTGTAAAGCAAGAACATCAGGGTCTCCTACACAATCTATATTGTATAAATCGTCATTGTAATAAGCAGGCATAACAGTAAGATTCTTTAAGTGCGACTCGAATGCCTGATACTCTGTCTGTCTGCACTGTATAGGCATTGGAGTAGCATAGGATTTATCGCCATACACTAGCACAGAATCTCTTGGACAGTAATTGTAATAGTTTGGATTGTTATCGTTTGGTCTTACAACTTCTACGTTTTCTTTTTTTAGAAAATTACAAAAAATTTCAAGATCTTCGTTGGTCTCTTCAATTACCTGCGTAGGATAATTTCTAGATTGTATGTGAGAAATATCTTGTTGGTCAGCGTAATTCACAGTACGAAGAGATTTGTCTAACGCAGGAATCTTAGCGCCTGTTGCAGTACCTACTATAACTTTTTTTAGAGTATTCCATTCATTGCAATTTTTCATGAATTTTTCCTAATAACATTTCTGCAATAAGTTTATGGCCTTTTTCGTTCGGGTGAGTGTCCTTAGGAATAAAATTATTTCCTTTTATAGAATCAGGAGGCCCGTCGTGATTTAAATCGTAATTAGCATAATCTTCTCCTCCTAGTAGAGTAGTCAAAGAGTTATATCTATCCAAAAAAATCGAATCTGGTATAAGTTGATCGAACGGGTTGACAAATTGAAGTTGGCCGTAGTTGTGTGCCAAAATATAATTTAAATTGAATTGCTCACAAATACTGTAGAGAGAATGTACAAATAAACTGTGATGATATCTAAACCAATAATCTGATTTGTCATTAACAAAATTTTTATAGTCTTTGTCGTTTAGAAGCATGCTCCTAAAACTGTATTGCTTAGATTCTGTATACCATCTAGTATCTGGAGGTATTATAACAATAACAAAATCATTTTGTTTTGCATTATGAATTTTTTTTGTGAAGTCATGTAGAATTTGTCCTAAGCTACTAGAACTTTTGCCATAATTTATTTCTTTACAATTTAGCAAATTTGCTAAAAAATTAGTAAAATTTCCTTCTTCTTCTTTTAATCCCCAACCGGCAGCCCAGCTATCTCCAAAAGTTAGAATTTTCATTGAAAAACCTTCATTGTAGATAGATCAGGGTAATCTTCCCAGAACCATTTTTTTGGTTGTGTTCTGATTGCTATTGGTAATTTTTCTAAACCTAATTCTGCTGTTTCAGGTGTCATGTAATAGTGATAACCTATAGTGTCAATGTTTTGTTCTGCCCAAGGTGTATCAGGCAATCTGCCATCATAGCTCATCTTTTTTAACTTTAAATAGTCGTCTTCGTTATCTAGTAAAATAGCGCCGCCGCGTCCTAGTCCAAGGTGTTTCTTGTATTGGAAACTTAAACACATGTAGGTGTGAGACAAATAACCGTTCTCTTGCCAATACACAGCAGCGTCTATTATGTCATCTGTTATATAATAAAAGTCATGCCATAAATCATTTTCAAATTGCCACTCTAGCCCTAATTTTTCAAAGACGAAAGGAACAGAAATATAAGTTTGGTTTGGAGATACGGCGATTTTTGCATTCGTCAATCTTAAACACAACTCTAAGGCATGCGTACAGCAATCAGTAGCAACTGCATAAGGCGACCCGAAAAATTTAGAAATTTTATCTTCTAGTAGAAAAACACTATTAAATGACATTATAAATATTATTTATTGCTATATAGATTTAAGGAAATCAGTTTGGAAGAAGTTTATATCTGGTTGGAAAACAACCCATGTGAAAAACTATATAGTTTATCGCCACAGCAAAAAATTATCGTGTACGCTGCTGAAGAACAAACAATAAATGACGAGTTCGAACCTAATCAAATGCAGATACAGAAAAGTATTGATTTCTTGTTTGGAGGTACATGGTACGAAGAATTTGAAAACTACGATCCTAAAATCAATTTGCACTTTTGGAGCAATTTTTGGCTTTATAAATCAGTGTCGGCAATAAATTTAAAAAAAATCAAAAAAAAGACAAAAACAAAACATCTTTATATATTTTTAAACAATGTTGCACATTATCATCGATGTATGTTAATGGACATGCTCTATAAAAAGGAATTACTGAAACAAGGAATTATAAGTTGGCATAACCATGATAAAGATCCTTACAAATATAAACATTGGCGTCAAAAAAAAATTACTCTTACAGATGATTACAAAAATAACAAGGATCAATTTATCCTGCCAGCAGAATTTAACAAGGTTTTCATTAATCTTGTTGCCGAATCAACAGTAACAGGAATATTTGTTACTGAAAAAACCTATAACTCTATACTTGCTCGAAAACCTTTTATATGTCTAGCTGCTCCGGGCTTTCATGAATTTCTATCTAGCCAAGGTTTTCAGCTATACGACGAAATTATCTCTTATGATTTCGACAAGGAAACTAATTTAGAACAACGCATAGAAATGATATTAGAACAACTTGCTATCCTCCAGGAACAAGACTATAATAAATTGTTTAAAAAAATCGAAGAAAAAGTAAATTATAATAAAAAAAGAGCGTTTGAAATTGTAAGAAATCAAGAAGGTGTGCCAGAAATAGCGTTTGGTTTTAAATACTATCAAGACTTGATAGAGGACGCTCAATGCAGATTGGATATATTGGAGTAGGTAAATTGGGCCTGCCCTGCGCAGAAGAAATTGCTAAAAAGGGGCATAATGTAAAAGGATATGATCTCGAACCTCTCGAGAGTGACTTAGTTGAATTCACTTCTAGTATCGAAGCGTGTGTTCAAGACTGCGACATTGTGTTTGTTGCAGTACCTACACCACATGATGCTGACTACGACGGAAGTGCTCCGACACACCATTTGCCGCCAAAAGACTTCTCCTACGATACTGTGAAGTCTGTCCTCCAAGAAGCAGACACACATATGAACCGAGGCCAGTTGTTAGTATTAATTTCTACTGTATTACCTGGAACTACAAGAAAAGAATTTACACCACTTATAACTAACACAAGATTTGTTTATAACCCCTATCTAATAGCAATGGGATCTGTTGGCTGGGACATGGTCAATCCAGAAATGATAATGATTGGCACCGACAACGGATCTGAAACAGGCGATGCTAAACAGTTAAAAGAATTCTACGATACTGTTATGGAAAACAATCCTTCTACAGTTGTAGGAACATACGACGAATGTGAGTGTATCAAGGTTTTTTACAATACTTTTATTTCTACAAAAATATCACTGGTAAACATGATCCAAGACGTTGCGGAAAAACAGAGAAATATTAATGTAGATGTAGTAACAAATGCACTTGCTAATTCTACCAAACGTATTATGAGCTCTCAGTATATGACAGCAGGTATGGGCGACGGCGGCGCCTGCCATCCTAGAGATAATATCGCTCTACGTTATATGGCACAGGAACTTGACCTAGGCTATGATTTGTTTGATGCTATTATGAATGCGAGAGAGATCCAAGCACGAAACCTTGCTCTCGAACTAGTAAAGCACGCCAATGAAAACAACATGCCCGTATACATACACGGCAAAGCATATAAACCTCAAGTTCCTTATACAGATGGATCCTACAGCCTCTTAGTCGGACACTATGTTCAAGAAGCAGGAATTAAACCTACCTATATAGACCCTTATACCGGCGACGATTATCAACCTACAGAGTCTGGCGTATTTCTCATGGCACATTCTGCCTCAGTAACATATGATTATACAGAAACAAAAACTAGAGACGAGATTTACTGTCCTATTCCTCCTTTCAGTATTGTGATAGATCCTTGGAGGAAATTTACTAGTTCGGTTAGTCGAGTAATACACTATGGTAATACGCGACATGGCTAGTTTAAAATTTTTATCAAACCAAATACTAATAGACAATTTTCACAAAAACAAAACTGTAAAATCTTATGACGGAGACGAAGAATATAGGCAGTTTCAAAGACAAAAAAAACTAGTAGATCTAAAATACCTCAAACGTGACATAGAATATAGATTTAACAATGAAGGCTATAGAACAAAAAATATAAAAGATCTAGACCAAGATTTTGTTTTGGTTTTTGGTTGCTCGCACACAGAAGGAATAGGCAATTTTGAAGAAGACATATGGTGCTCTCAACTATTGTCAAGGTTAGGTATAGATTTTCTAAATCTAGGAAAAGCAGGCACAGGGTCCGACATTCAATATATAAACACTATGCAATGGATCGACAACAGCTATCCTATGCCTAAAGCAGTAATATATCAATGGCCGCAAACATTCAGAAAAAGTTTCGCATATAAATCAGAAAAACATATTGAACTCAAACACCATAATGTAAACAGTAATATAGAGAAGCATGATACTTCTTGGTATTTAAAAAGATACTGTGTTGACGAAGGAGAAATGATAGTGAACAACCATTTTCATTATCTGTCAAGTAATTTATTATGGAAACTTCGTGAAGTGCCGGTCTTAAACTGGTCTTGGACAGGAGATTTTGATTGTAATTTTGAGGATTTACATATGATAGAAACTAAAGACACCGGCCGGGCAAGAGATCTAATGCACGACGGCGCAGATATACACAGACAAGTAGCTGATCAACTTAGGCCATTGATTGACAAATTGCTATAAATTTTATATAATATTGTAATGTATGATATCGTCTTTATATCCTATAACGAATCAAACGCAGATAAAAACTGGGACCTGTTAAAGTCTCGTTTTCCTTCCGCTAAAAGAGTAGATGGGGTAAAAGGAATTCATCAGGCACACATTAAAGCCGCAAAAAAATGTTTTACAAAAATGTTTTGGGTAGTAGATGCAGACGCTGAACTACTTGACAATTTTTCTTTCGATTACGAAGTAGACGAATATAATTTAGACACTGTACATGTGTGGCGTTCTCAGAACCCTGTAAATGATTTGATATACGGTTATGGAGGAGTAAAACTACTTCCTAGAATCAAGGCCCTAAAAATGGATACTTCTAAACCCGACATGACAACTAGTATATCCAATAGTTTTAAAGCAATTAACGAAACATCAAACATAACAGCATTTAATACTGATTCATTTAGTGCTTGGCGATCTGGTTTTAGAGAGTGTGCGAAACTTGCTAGCCAGACAATAGACAGACAACTCAATACAGAAACACTTGAACGCTTAGAAATATGGTGTAATCAAGGTGTAAATCGACCGTTTGGCATTGATGCTATAAAAGGCGCTAAAGAAGGTAGAAAATTCGGTGAAGAAAACAAAGACAACATTATCGAGTTACAGAAAATAAACGACTTTGAATGGTTATATGAAAGATTTTCAACAAATACCATTCGATAAAATAGTCAAACTAGGCCAAAAGACTCTCCTAGACCACCGTCTTTTCTCAGTTTCTTGGATCCTGGCTAGATATTGTAATTATTCATGCTCTTATTGCTGGCCATACGCAAGATCTAGTGTCTCAGATCACCGTCCCCTAGAAACCTACTGTAGCGTAATGGACAACATCAAGGCACAGAGTCGTCTCAATGGTTTCGACAGTTTCCACTTCAGTTTTTCCGGAGGCGAGCCAACTGCGTATAAACATTTTCTCAAACTGATAGAACACTATGCGCAAGACACCCTGCCAGAGTATCAAAGCATACACATGACTACTAATCTGTCACCGGGTGTAAAATGGTGGAACCGTTGGATTGCTGCTACTGAAAACCTCAGCAGAAGATCTATCACAGCAAGTTTTCACGCAGAGTTTGCCGACGAACAACAGTTCGGCGACAAGTGTCTTCAACTGATGGACGCCGGAGTATTTGTTACAATAAATCAGGTAATGGTGCCAGAATTGTTCGACGAATACTGGGAACGCTGTCAACGCTTTGCCGACCGGGGCATAAACGTCACTGTAAAGCCTCAAAGCGACCCTACAGCAAGTTTTATTGTTCATGGCTATACTCAGGCACAGGTTGACTGTTTACAAACGGGCTTTCCGCAGCATGCTAACGGTGAAGAAATTGCTCAGATGAGACTGACGGATGATGCTGGTGTAGAGTATGACCTTGATCAAGCAGAACGATTAAATGCGTTTGGATTTAACAAGTTCAAAGGCTGGAACTGTAATGCCGGTTATCAGAGTTGTATTATCCGTGAGCCAGGGGGTGAGATTAAACGGTCTTATTCCTGTCATGACGAACCTCTTGGCACTATCGATAAAGGATTTGATTTATTTCAATCACCTAAAAAGTGTATAACACCAACCTGTGTAAGTTCAGCAGATTCCAAAATACCCAAGGTACGATATGAAAGTTGACATAGAAGATGTTTTATTTTGGATGGATGCTGTAAGGAATTCTAGTGATAGATATAGAACTCTAGAAAGTTTTTGGAAGGGTCAAATTCGTTCTAAGATATGGCTAATAGAAAATCTATCAAAGTATGCATCAGATAAGCCTAATCGCGTTGTTATCCACGGCGGCTGGAACGGAGTTCTAGCATCTCTGCTTTTTAATTCAAATATTTCCATTGAACATATTACTTCGGTTGATATAGATCCCGATTGTAAAGAAACTGCTAATACTGTTAACAAAAGATACGAAATGCAAGGCAGATTTTCTGCAGTCACAGCAGATATGTGTTCGTATAAATATGACGCTGACATAGTAATTAACACCAGCTGCGAGCACCTAACGCAGGAGCAATATAATCGCTGGCTTGAAAATGTTCCAAACAAAAAAACTTTAGTTATTTTACAGAGTAACAACTATTTTGATTGCAAGGAACATATACGTTGTTCACCAGATCTAGATAATTTTGAACAAATAAGCAAACTCGATCTAGTTCTATCAGACGAACTAGAGCTCCTTAAATACACACGATTTATGTTGATTGGCGAAAAATAATGTTTAAATTTAATGAATTAGAAGATATACACCTAGAAATTACGAGCAATTGTCAAGCAAGTTGTCCTATGTGTATAAGAAATTATCACGGAGGAGTAAAAAATCCTTTATTAAAACTGTCAGATTGGTCTATACATGATTTTAAAAAGATAATGACCGATGAAGTGTTAAATCAGATAAAAGGTTTTTATTTTTGTGGAAATTTTGGAGATCCGATTATAAACGATAGCCTAATAGAAATGATTCAGTATGCTGTTAGTATTAATCCAGATCTTAATATTAGAATCCATACAAACGGTTCAGCTAGGAATGCTAAATGGTGGATGCATCTAGCTCATGCGCTGCCGAAAATTCACAAAGTAATCTTTGCAATCGACGGTTTAGAAGATACGCACAGTTTATATAGAATAGGCACTAGTTATAAAAAAATTATAGAAAATGCAAAAGCATTTATACAAGCTGGCGGAACTGCCGAGTGGTGTTTTATAAAATTTAAACACAACCAACACCAAATTCATGAAGCAAAAGACAGAGCGAAAAAACTAGGGTTCTATCTATTTACAGAAAAAAATACTTCGCGTTTTTTTGCAAAGCCCGAATTCGATGTGTATGATAAACATGGCAATGTCACATATGCCTTAGAACAGTCTACTAATGCTATAACTTCGTATATTCCAGAAGATTATGCAAAAAATTATGCGGACATTTTTAAGAATGCCGAAATTGATTGTTATGTTAAAAAAACAAAAGAATGTTATATAGACGCACAGAGAAATGTGTTTCCCTGCTGTTTTCTTGCAAGTGCTCCTTATATTTATAGTCCAGATAATGATATAACTAAAAATTTTAGGGCAGATGTATTAGAGCAATACAAAGATTTAAGAAAAACACTAGGCGATACTAACAGTCTTAATTACAGTTTAAAAGAAATTATAAATTCTCAAGAATGGCAAACCGCCTGGAAAGACTATTGGGGAGAAAGAAAGTTGTTAACATGCGCTAGAACCTGTGGCAAAATTAAAAATCTATCCCAGCCTAAAGATCAGTTTGCAAACACAGTTGGATTTCGAGATGAGTAACGAACTAGAAAAATTAAAACAGCTTTCTGTTTCGGATTTACAATACAAAATTGAATCTGTGTCAGGATCTTCTACCTATTGTATTCTACCTTGGATACATTTTGCTACTAGGCCAAACGGAGACATGCGGCTATGCTGTTCTGCTAATGCTAGCGGAGCCGGAGGAGATCATGAAGTCGGACTTGTAAAAAATAAGAACGGCAAGCCTGCTAATTTTGGAAGAGATACTCCGATGAGTGCGTGGAATAACGGTTACATGAAAAGTGTGCGTACTAGTATGTTAGCAGGTAATGTTCCTAAATCTTGTACTAAGTGTTTCGAAGAAGAATCAAACGGAGTTGTGTCTAAAAGAATTTGGGAAACACTTACTTGGCACCACGACGACGTTGATATTCCAGAGCTTATTCGCCAAACCAAAGATGACGGCACAGTGCCTGAACAACTAAAATATCTTGATTTAAGGCTCGGACATACCTGTAACATAAAATGTGTAATGTGTTCTCCGCATGATTCGTCGAGATGGCTGCAGGATCATTCCAAGCTAATGGACAAGCTGAAAGATCCTAATGTTACTAGTCAAATGCAGTTTGATAAAAAACAGTTTGATAACAAGTGGCACGAAAAATCAACATTCTGGGAAGACATGTATGCGCAGATTCCCAATCTAAGACAGGTATATTTCGCTGGCGGCGAACCTCTAATGATCAAAGAACACAAGCAGTTCATAGAAGAAATACTTCGTCAGGGATACCAAGATAAAATTCTGTTGCGATATAATTCTAATGGATTACTTGTAGATGAAGACCTAATAGACATGTGGAAGCGTTTTAAAAAAGTAAAATTTGCCATATCTATGGATGCCTGCTACGAAAGAGACGAATATATCCGTTACCCAACTGACTGGCAGACAGTAGAACGCAATCTACACATGTTGGACAATACGCCTGATAATATAACAACTAGTCTTGCCACAGCAATTCAGATTATCAATGTAAAACACCTTCCAGATTTCATGAAGTGGAAGGTAGAATCTGGTTTTAAAAAATTGAATTTTGCTAATGTGCCAGGCGGAGTACAAATGGGCGGAGGATTAGTTAATATGCATCTACTATATCTTCCTACTTTTCTAAGTATACAGGTTTTACCTAAGGAAGACAAGCAAGAAGTTCGAGAAAGATATGCAGAATTTAGAGAATGGCTCTGGCGCAATTACAGACAGGATGATGATTTTTGGAAACACAATCCCTATGGTTGGAGACGCTGGGAAGCTGTAATGAATCACATGGATTCTGAAGACAAATCTAATGAATTATCAGGCTTTAGAGAATATATTACAGAACTAGACACAATTAGAGGAATTGATGCTAAGTCTGTATTTCCTGAATTAGCACATTTATTATAAAAGCACCTGCACTTATACAAAAATATGTGTAGTTATAAATTACTGATGTATTCACTAAATAGATGCTCTAATTTGATTAAAAATTTCCTTATTTTTTGCCTTTGGAACACACATTCCGCAACCGCATCTTGTGTTAGGACATCTAATAATCTTATTTTTGTTAATACTTTCTGACACTTTATTTAATATTTTTCCTGTGTCTGATAGAGATCCTATAGAACCTTTTTCTCCTTGAAATTTTGCCTGACAGGTTTGATGATGATACACTAGACCAGTGTGTTGTTCGATGTGTAAAAAGTACCAGTTGACAGAGCAGTACCAATCTTTGAAATGTGTATCAATACTGGATATCTGCTGCCAAACTCCGTCTACCAAGCCTGCAATACATCTTCCTCCGCAGCACCCTCTTCCGAATTCATCTCCTGATGAACATTCAGTATTTTTAATTAGCCCTGTTTCTCGAAAAAACCAATCTATCTGTTTTTGATTATAATCATGAGTAGTTTTTCTAAAAACACCTCCGTCGTCAACAAACCATCCTTTTTTACTTTCGTTACCATCGCCTATTGGTATAGGATTAACTTTAACACCGTTTCGTTTAAGGTATTCGTAAACCTCAACACATTCGTCAAAATAATCAGCATGAAGCATAACATTAACCTCTAACCATATGCCAGTATCTTTCAATGCTAAAATATTGTCGATTACTAATTCTTTTAATTTATCATTAGATTCAGCATGATAACTTACTGTAACGCCGGAAAAGTGTTCTTTGATTTTTTCGGTGTATTTTTTATTCCAAGCCCCGTTTGTTGTAAGACTCAACCTAAAGTTACTATAATCTTGTTTAATTTTGTCTGCCAATTCCCAAAAATGAGGATTTAGGGTAGGCTCACCACCGGTAAAATTTATGTTAGTATGATCAGCAGGGTTGCTTTTATTTCGATCATAAAGGTCTACATATTCTCTAATAAAATAAAAAGTGTCTAGGTATTCTTCTAGAGTATGGAAAGCACTATGATTATCGTGACGAGAAGCTGCACAATATGTGCAATCGTAGTTACACTTTTTGCCTGTGTCCCAGGTAACCATCATAGGTTCTGTATAGTTATTATTAAGTTTTACAGCGTCAACTTTCATATTTTTTCTTTTGTTATCGGAATATCAGCAGCACAAGTGCACCAATTTCTAGCACAAATAACTGGCTCGGTTGGAATATTAAAATTCCCTTTGTATATATTTCCTAAACTGCCGCCTACTCTACAGGTTGCTCTATGAACCTCACCATCCCAGTTAATCATAAGACTTTCTAATCCGATTTTACACTGCCAACCTTGAAATTGATTATCGTGTTTTTTTATTATGTCGTTAGCATGTATGTAATATTCTCCATCTACCTCGCAGTTAGGTAAAGCAGTTGCTTCGTTTTCTAAGATCCAGTCTAGATCTTTTTGGTCGTAGCGCATATCATCAAACCAATCATGCGATTCGGTCCAACGAATGCGGCGTATAACATACTTTATTTTGTGATTTTGTAGAAGCATGGCGGCAAACTTAACATTTTCCATATGCTCGTGATGTGCCATTACATTAACCTGTATTGGAATATCTACTAATTCATGTGTATCTACGATGTTTAATAAATGTCTTTCCCAGTCCTCTGTTTCAAAGTGTAGAGAAAACACAATATGATCTAGAGGTTGGTTGGCATACCATTCTGCCTTTCGTGTCCCGTTTGTTGTAACATTGATCCACGAAGCATGCTGTCTTGTGTAATCAAACAGTTCTGATATTTTGGGATGGACACAGGGCTCACCTCCAGTAAAACTTATTCTCAAAGGTTTGTCGATTTGAGATAATTTATCTATTGTTGATTTTAAAATCTCTATATCAGTATGAGGAGAATGATTGTCATGTATTTCCGCAGGACAGTAGGCACAATCAAGATTACATCTCTTGCCTAAATTCCATTCTATTTTTACAGAGTCTTGGTGCAGCCACCTGCTGGTAACTTTATACATAAGGCTTAAATTGTGGTATTATCTTTTCTAATGGACCCTGATTTCTTGTAGCGTCTAATTTGCGGTTAAACTCTAGGCAGTCTTGCCAGCACTCGCTTAGGTCTTCGGCTTGTAGAAAGTTAATGTTATCTTGAATCTGTTGTAGAGTTACCTCACGAATGACGGAATTATTTTTAACCATCTCGTAGTCTTCTACTGTGTGTTTCATTGCTTCGAGTTTTTCTATAACCTGCTGTTTCAACTCGTTAGGCAGAACCTGTGCCGACAGCGCTCTAGGATAGTTTACTCTGTGACTGTAGAAAATAATGCCCATCTCTTCTAGAAAATATTCTATAACTTTATCGATCTGCATTATGTTATTAGATTGAACTGTAAACGCACCGACTATTCTTGATACCGTAGGTATTTCTTTTATCTTTTTTATGTTTTCTTCTACAAGCGCAAACTCTCCGTTGCCTCTTATGTAATCGTATACATCATGTATGCCATCAATACTGACATTTACAGCTACTGACTTGAAGTGCGGCCAGTAGTTAAATATGGTTCTGCCTTTTGATATGCCTAGTTTGGTGCCATTTGTAGCATACTTGATTTCAATGTTATCAGCATAGGGTTTCAACATGTCGAGAATTTTGTAATGGTTAGGATCCATTAGAGGCTCACCCCCCGCAAATTCTACTCTTCTAAAATGAGGTAGCAGTTTTTCAAAATCACTCCACCAATTATTAGAATCATCAAATGGTCCAATATACTGCCCAGGCCGTGATGTAAGTTTTTTAACTGTAGGCACAAGATAATTGTTTTCTTTTTCGTAGAACGATTCAACTTCCTTCCAGTCAGTCCATGAAGTAGAATCAAGAGGATTACACATGCGGCACTTTAGATTACAGAGATTGTTGATCTTGATCTCCATAGTGGGCAATTCAAACGGCATTGAATAATCGTGTTCTAGCTTGTCTAAAGCATCGGGATAAAGGTTGACTCTAGCCTCGGGTATAACTCCGCGTATATGACGCTGTCTTAAGCTCTCTACGCCTTGATCTTCTAAATCGAAACACGGGATACAGACATCAGGTCTCTCACCGCTTAGAACCTGTCTACGAACGTCTTTCATTTTGTCTGAGTTCCAGACTTCTTCGATGCTTTGTTCCTGTATCCATCCCACAGGCTGACTTCTACAGCAGATTTTAATAGCACCGTCTTCTCTAGTAGCTAGACCAGTAAATGGATGCATACAAAATGTACAGGAATTATTCTTTGACACGACTTAGAGCCCACTCTCTTTCTTTACACCAAAAACATTTGCCACATGTTGGAACAGCCTGTCCCGGTATATAGTTTTTATAATCTAGATCACCAAATACTTCAGGATAATCATTTTTATCTCCTTCACAACTTCTAGTGAGTTCTAACAGATCTAAGATATCGTAGTCAAAGTATTGCTGTATTATCCAATCTTTCCTAGTATGAATAAAAGGATGACAAACAACAGTATCCATGTGTTCAAAAACAGGAGGAATATGGCCTTCGTTTCTATCTTCTAACGCATTGTCTATCTTAATATCAGGGTTAAGATTAACTGCGGCAAACCAAGCATCTAGATTTTCTCTATGACAAATATATTCGTTGTGTGATCGCAAAATTATTTGGTTACCGCTTTTTAGTTTACCGTACTCGTCGACAATGTTAGGACCTTTATCTGCCCATTCTAGATCAGGCGGAATGAAACCTTCATGCCTGATAAATTTTTTATCTGAGAACGTTTCTTGCATCCAATCAAACACTGCTACACTATTATACCGTTGCCAAGGTCTTGTTTTCCAGCAGCGAATTTGGGTGATAACGTGTATTTCACAATCGTATTTTTTACTTATTAAATACAATAACAACGCACTATCTGCGCCGCCGCTTACACTAACGCCTATTCTCTGCCATTTTTTGTCGTACGGAAGAGATATGTTATGATCTATGCGCATGGAAATACTTATCGTTACTTTTTTTGATTTTTGTCTGAAACGGTAAATATCCATATGATAACAGCTACCTATAGAACTATACCATTAGAATTAATTAAAGACGCATCAACTTATATCTCTAAAATGAGTGATGTTAAAACCTCACTCAATCAACCAACGGGTGATTTTTTCTATGATAAATGGATCATAAAAGAAGAATTTAAAAACACTGTATGGGAAAGTATTTTAGATTTTTTTCCTGAGGATATAGGCGAAGCAAGAATTATTAATCTTTCATCAGGAAATTGCTATTTGCAACATGCTGATATTGACGATAGATATCACCTAAACGTAGTAGGCGAAAATTCTTATTTTATGGATGTAGATAATCAAGAAATACACAAAATTGAAAACGATGGAATTATTTATGAAATGGACGCAGGACGAATACATTCTGCTGTCAATCTTGACTGTAACGACAGATATCAATTAGTGGTAAGAAAACGTCTTATACAAACTCAATTGGTCAATCCTAGTAGAGTTATAGTTAGACCAATACACGAAAAAGCAAGATTTATTTTTGATAATAAAATAAGCCCTCTTCTAAATGAGTTTAATAAACAAAATACTCTTGCTAATTTTAAAATTATATCAGATGGTGTGTCATTTGATTTACAAACAGATAGATTACACGAACTTGATAACTTAGATCCTACAGAATTCAGCCTTACTATTGCCACCTAGGAAATTTACTTAGGTTAGCATAAAAGTTATCAGGGTGTATTTCCCATACTGTTTGATAGGTATGCCTGTAATAAACATCTTTTACTTTTGATACAATGCCAATCTTCACTAAAGTAGGAAAGTAATAATTATGAACCAGACGTTGGCTACCTTGTTCGTTAGCGTTTGAAGTAGCAAACACCCTTCCTCGATCATCTACCCAATCTAAACAAGTAGGAAGTAGAAATTGGTCAGTAAAGTTTTGATGTTGTGCGACTAATTTTTTTGGTGTAATTAACCCTTTTGACGGTGCGTATTCTGCAAATGAACAAGTTCTAGTAAGTATTCTAAAAGAATTTTCTCCCATAATATCTTCGAAGCTATGCGCAGCAACACTACCTATCGCAGAACCGCCTTTATAAAGTATCCATGCATTCCATTCTTTTTCGTTTCGAAAACAGTCTATCATTTTTTTCTGAGAAGAGTTATTAACAAAACCTCTTTCTGCGGCATTACTATAAAAGGAATTTAAATTCAGTTTTTCGTTCCATTCTATAATTTCAAACATACTTGTCCTAAAAAATAAAGTCTATAAATATGCTAATAATTAGCGGAATACGCACATGAAACTAGAAAATTGGAATTATTTTTTTAATAAAGATACTGAAGGAAACTGGTGTTCTCCTCAGCAAACCTACGAACCTTTGATAAGTCCAGATAGGAAAACATTTTGTGCTAATTACGACCCCAATAACCACTATCAAAACACATTTGCAGACAACGTAAGAAACTATAAAGAAGTTGCAGAATATTTCTTTGAAAAAGAAGTAAAGTTTCTTAAAATTTTTGAAAAAGAAGACTTTGCTCCCAACAACATCGACATAGATTATAAAAATTTTAGAATATTTTTTGAATGGAACGATGATTGCTGTAATCATAGTTTGTATCCTACACAAACTGGTTCTATAGATGCTTGGCTTAATCAATTACACAAAATTATTAAAAGACAGATTTCTATGAAAGTCTATAAATTATCTCAATACCCTCATTGTCATTTTATAGACAAACAAGGAAACATGAAAACGTTTGATTTCTATGCATGCACCGAAATTGACAACATCTATATCGATAAAAAATACATTGATGCTATTATATCTAAAAAAAGTGAGTATAGAATTAAAGAACAAGGAGTAACAGTGAATAATGAAAAAGTCGATCTAGAGAAAATGTTTAAAAATGGACTTATGAATCACATAAAATGGGGAGACTATTCATTGGAATTTATTTACAAGGATATATTCGATGGCTAAGGTATTAGAAAACAAGTTGTCTACAATCAACTGGAATGATGTTTTATCGAATTTGGGCGAAGGAGACAAAAGAGATTTTGCTATAATTTGGGAGAACAAAGCCTCTCTCCCAGATACTCCTAGTTATAATGCCTACAAAGAAATATTTGAACGTTGTGTAAAAGCAGGTTACAGAATTTCTGATATTTATTGGTACGACTACTTTGCCGGTAAACATTATTCTGATAGTATAGATAAAGAGTTTGCTGAATTTACAGGATCCACGCTTCTAAGAAGTTGGGTTAGCAGAGTCGATCCAGGTAGGAATGTACCTCATCATTGGGACGTAGATGATAGAGCAGACGAATGGAAAAAACTAGGAGAATTAGTAAGATTTACCTGTTTTATTGATACACCAAAATGGGGATCTGCATTTATAATAGAAGACGAATTATTTTATGACCTTGAACAAGGATCAATAATTGAGTGGAATAATTGGGATTCTTATCATGCTGCAACTGTTGCGGGCAAAGAACCGCAGTATCTTTACCATTTTCTAGGTTATGTATAAGGAGACAAGAATGGCAAAGTTTTTTGGCAACTGTAGTAGTATAATAGATTGGGACAAGATAATAAAAAAATGTGAGAAAACGTCTCCTGAATATGTTGGCCCGGGCAAAGGTATGGACAATGACATTCCTCAGCTTAGAGAAATAAATGAAATTTGGAGAAAATGGTACGATAGATTTGACAATGGAGGGACTGTCGCATGGGATATGTATTTTCCAGGCAAGCAATGGAATCAAGAAGACGCTGATAGATTTTGGGATTTTGTTGGCATTACTGAACCAGTCAGCATGTGGATAAGCAAAATAAATCCAGGATGTTTTGCTCCTATTCATTGGGACGTACAGTCTAATGAAAATGAATATACCGAAGATCACTATCGTAGATTTCATTGTCACATCACAAACCCAAAATTTGGGCATTTTTTTGTAGTAGACGATGTTGCATTTTACAACGAAGAAAAAGGCAATGTCTATGAATGGCAATCAAGAAAAAGCTGGCATGCAGGGTCAAATTGTGGGTTAGAGCCTAAATATCTTCTTAATGCGTTTGGAAAATGAAAATAGCAATTACAGGTCACACGTCAGGTTTAGGCAAATTTCTCTTTGACGAGTATTCGCTCTATCATGATTGTATAGGATTCTCGCGTTCTAACGGATATGATCTAGAAAAAGATCATAATATAATCGTGAAGCAAATTGAATCTTGTGATTTGTTTATTAATAACTCTTTTGCAATGGGAGCTCAGATGAAATATCTACAGTCTTGCCGAGATATCAAGCATGTAGTAATGGGATCAATTGCCGCTCGTAGTCCTAACCCAGACATGCCTTATTACTGTGCAGAAAAGAAAAAAATAGAAGAATATTTTTTAAAAAATTATAACCACACAAAAAATGATTTCTTGTACTTACAGCTGACTGGAAAAAGTTATAGACAATTTCCTCTAATTTTTGATGCAATAGAATTTTGGTTAAAAAATAACTCTGTCAATTTTATAGGGTTTCAAACTGAGTAATGAGTTATCTTGTAACAAAAAAAAACGGAAATTCGATCCTACATATTCATATTCCAAAAAATGCAGGTAGATGTATACTTGCTTGGTTAGAACAATTAGAATTCGTTGAAGAGATATACAAAATAGAACACGGGGGTATAGTAGATTTTGATCATTTTAGATATTCTTACTCTTTTGCAGTAGTAAGAAATCCTTATTCTCGAATAGAAAGTCTGTATAAGGAAGCATTCAGAGTTTTAAAAACTAGGCGTCCGGTGGCCAACTATATAGAAAGTGTGGGATTAAATATGGAAAAATGGGAAAAGGGTCTTAACTATTTTGTTGAAGAAATTCTGCCATCGGAAACATTTTACCCGTTTTTAAAACCGCAATTTAGTTATATTTCTAGAAACAATAAGATTGATGTAGATTATATACTACATTTTGAGAATATTACAAATGCATTTAGAAAAATACAACAGGTAGAAAACTGTTTTAACAGTTTAACCCATATAGGAAAAGGTGTTGATATACAAGAAAAGTTGACTGACTCTTCTAAAACAATAATACAAAACTATTATTCTGATGATTTTTTACACTTAGGTTATAAGAAATAATGAAAATAGCAATTACGGGCCACACATCGGGAATAGGCAAAGCATTATATGACTACTATTCTAAAAAGAACGAAGTTATCGGATTCTCTAGATCAAACGGATATAACTTGCCAGATTCTTTGCTAGACGTGATTGAAGAAAGTAAAGGCTGTGATTTGTTTATTAATAACTGTTATGCCGATGGGGTTCAAATTCATTTATTCGAAAGATTAGTTGATCATGTTGGAAAAATGATAGTTATGGGTAGTGTTGCACGGTTTTATCAAGATATAATTTTAAAAAAATCAGCAAAGGATAAACAAATCTTATTTGATACTGTTAGCCTATACTGTCTTAATCCTGATGCTATTCCGTGCTTGCATCTTGATATAAGTCATCTTGAACAAGAACCAAAAGATTACGAAGATGATACAAAAATTAAAGGCGATATGTGTATTTCCTATACAGAAGTGATTAGCGCAATTGATTTTTGGTTATCAAATCCAAATATAAAGAATATTGAATTTGCAGGAAGATTAACTAAAACAGTAAAAGATGATATTCTTAGATTAAATCCAAATTTTACAGGTCAGCTAACATAACTTTTTTAGCGTCAGCAATAAAATCATCAGAGAAATTAGTTCGAAAACTGTTTAAAGCAATTTCTTGAATAGTGTTAAAAGTTTGTTTAGTATAATAACTTATATTGTTTTTTGCGAGATAGTCTTTTAACATATCTAATCTTTCTTCGCTTATATGACTTTCAATGTCAGAAATCGAAATAGGGCTGTCTTCATCAGTGTAACAAAAGAAATGATTTATACTTTTTATCTTACCATGTACTATAAAGTAGCTTGACGGATGCAAAGAATATTTATATATCCCTAATTTTCTATAGCAACCTAGTATTTCTAAAATTTGCTCTTTCCAGTCTGCAGTAACTTTTTCGTAGGTTTCGCCGGTACAGCCGTTCTGTTCCCAAATGTCATATCCGTCGATTTGATAATATATTTTCTTATTTTTGTAGTCTATATCTTCAACAACAGGTACATGATTAGGATAATGAGTTTGCATTTTTTCTAGAAAACTTACCTCTCTTTCCCATTTTTCCTGCATTAACTCTGGTTTAACTACTTTGTTTTTTAATCTATGATATTCTGTATCGTTGTAAAACCATTGACAAAATGTCTTTCTATCAGAAGATATTAGACTAGTATAAATTAGGTTATTCCTACATAACCCTTTGTGAGGCACATTATTATAGTAATATTCAAATACATTTTCTCTCATACCAATATTTAACTAAATATGCGCACTAGGAGGTAAGAATGATTAGAGGAATAGGCGGAAACAAATATATTAAACTAGATGATTACATTGATACTGCAGGGTTCGTTAACTTACATCCAGAAATTGCACAAGGAATGGCATTAGCTAGAGACTACGCTAAAGAAGGAACTTGGATGGCGCCCGGTTTTGATTGGAATCAGGCCAGTTATATAATTAACTGGAAACCCATTTACAAAGCATGGGAAGAATATCAAGCACTATCCGATGACGACCCTATAAAAATTGCAGGAAACAAAATACTGCCTAACAACTTTAGTGATTATAAGCAGAGAAATGTTTTTACAAGATATTTAAAAAATACTCTAGGAGCAAACGATCCTTATAATTATTACTTTTTATGGGAAGAGGGCGACTGGAATCATAGGAACGCAAAAAGAGAACCTACCGAAGAGTCAAAATTTTTTCCAGGACTAGTTGAATGGGTTTACAATCTAATTGATAATAACATTATAGAACAGATTGGCAGAGTTATAATCTTTCATTGCGATCATAACGGCAAGGCATTTGAACATAGAGATCTCGATGCAAATAATGGCGTTTTTGAAAACGACTATTATACTGATCATAAAAATGAATTTATACATATACGGCCTAGAACTAAAAGGGGATTCTATATCTGGGATCCAGAAGAACAGAACAAATATTATCTAAATTGCCATGCTGCTTTTTGGAACGACCAAGACTGGCACGGTGGAGAAGAATCCAAAGAGCAAGAGTACGGCGTGCGGGTAGATTGTGTTTTTACAGAAGATTTTAGGAAAAAACTTGGCATCGATCATCTCGATTCGTATTAATGAAACCAAATAAAGAAACTTTCTGTGTATTGCCTTTCAAAATGATGAGCACGACTAATTCTGGTGACTTTAGAACTTGTTGCGAAGGCTTGCCTTTAGGATTTTCAGCAGTAGAAGATTCAATTGAAGATATTTGGAACAGTGACTTTTATAAAAACCTTAGATTAGATCTAGTAAACGGCATAAAGCATAAAAATTGCAGTCAGTGCTGGCGTCGAGAATCACAAGGAGGATTTTCGTCAAGGTTAGATCAAAACCAAATCATTTCTCAAGACGAATACAACTCAATAATAAATTCTTTTAATTCAAAAACAGGCGAACTGTCAATTTATCCCAATTTATTTGAATTTAAACTAGGAAATTTATGTAATTTAAAGTGTATAATGTGTACTCAGATGGAAAGTTCTCAGCACGAAACTGAAATCAAACATATTAAAAAGAACTATTCTGATAAAATACCACAACTTTTAGATTTTATTGAAAACAATTTGAATGAAGGTAATGAACTGTATCGATTGCCCAAGAATAAAATAGATAAAGCAATAGACAACCTTATAAACCTTGCACCTTACTTAAAAACTATAATGCTTGTGGGAGGTGAGCCTCTAATTAATCCTATTACTATAAAGATTCTGCAAAGATTATACGAAAAGGGCCTAGTCGATTGTAATATAGAAATAATAACGAATCTTTCAAATGTAGACGCAGAAACTCTAAAATTACTTACGCATTTTAAAAATTTAATTCTAGTAATATCATATGATAGTGTTGATGCTGATGCGTTTCATTATATTAGACATCCGGCTAGGTATGACACATTTACAAAAAATTTAATGTACGTTTTAAATAATTTTGAATTTAATGTAACTTTTTCTTTAACAATAAATGTTTTTAATGTTCTTGAAATTCATAATATTTTAAAACAATTTGAAAAGTTATCAAGAGATTTTCCAATTAGGATTTCCTGTAATTTAGTAGTCGATCCAAAATATTTTTCTGTGCCGTATCTAAACGTAACCACAAAGGAAAAGGCAAGTTTGCAAATTAATAATGCTCTTGGTTTTGTTAAAGAATCAGAAATAGGTTATAAAAATTCGAGATTGCATTCAGAACTAGAAGGTATCCATGCACTATTGGAAAAAACACCAGAAGATTATATTGAAGTTAGAGAAGAAATGAAAAGAGTTTTAGAGCTCTATAATAAAGTCAGAAATCAAAAATTCGAAAATATTTTTGAATACTTGCCTTAACTGAAATCTATCCAACTATTGCCATCATAACCTTGGAATTTAGGAGTTCCTGTACTGTCATCGTGGCCGGATAAGAAAATAATCATACCTGCTTCCGGAGTAGGAATAGAAGCATCTCTTTCCGATTCGTTGCTGTATGTACCAGTTTTAAATATATTTGCAGAAGCAGTTCCCGTCGAATTAACCGTTAAAGCATCGAACAATTCGCCTTCTGGGTTTGCTAATTCAAGATTATATCTACTAGGATAATCATAAGTGCCAGTTTTTTCGTCTATTACAATTGATATAGCAGAATTAGGAACTTCTGCTGACCCGTCAAATATTGTGCCAATAATTGCCCCTACAGTGTCGTTAGTCTGAACTGGAGCTATAATATCACCGTTATTTCTTCCTGCTTTCCATAAAAATCTAGGAGCAGAAGCAAGATCCGAGTCTACTTCATAATATTGTACTGCTAGTGATTTTCCTTCGAACGTTAATTCAAATCCGCTGTCGATACGTCTTATACTTGAATCTGAAATTTCTATAGACGAAGTGAAAAAAGAGTTTGAAACAGCATCTACTAAAAGTGAAGAGTCGTCGCCAAAAATTGATCCTTTTATATCTCCGTTAATAGATGCAGCATTGATTGAGTCCGCTGTTACAACAGGTACAGAAAGCTCGCCTTCTGCTCCGCTATAAATACTAGTGCTATCAGGGGTAGAAATATTTGTAACAAGCAACGAACCAGCAGAAATTTCTCCGTCGACTTCAAGACCTTGGAAATAGCCGTTTCTCCATCTAACATTCTGTGTACCAAGGTCGTAAGCATCATCGGTATTAGGTATTAAGTCTGATCCAATCTGACCGCCAACAATAACATTATCTTCAAAGCCATCACCTAGATTAATGTTGCCTGTTGCCGTAATAGTGCCGTCAATGTTTATATCGCCTGTGCCTAGAATGTTGTTACCATTTAAATCAAGATTTGCTGCTAATGTAGGATTAGCGTCATTAATTAATTGACCGCTAGTGAGCCTTGGTACAACTGTGTTAGTAGACGGATCTAAGAATCCTACATACAGGTTACCATTATCTGTTGTATATAACAGTTCACCTTCGACAGGCGTTGGAAGATCAGTGCTTAATCCTCTTCTGATTCTGAGCGACATTCAAATACTCCTAAATTCCGTGTTAAAGTATTTATCCAACTATCGCCGCTTCTTCATAAACAGATGAGTGCGTTTCGAGATATCTTCTTTGACCTTTTCCGTATTTAAACGAAAGTCAATATGAGTAATTGAGTCTTCGTAGGTTTCAAAAAGATCAGCTATTGAAGCTTCTAGATCGTAAAGACCTTCTTCTTTAGTAAGGTCAATGTCCCAGGTTATTCCGTCTTCGAAAGATATTCGAACAGAATGGAGATAATCTACTGGGACTACTTCTACTTCTACATCTTCAAAAACCTCAGGCCAGTATTCAATGACTTCAGGCGGAAGTTTTTTACTGGCCACTTGCTGCTTTGGTCTTTTTCTTTGTAGGAGAAAGTTCCTCTGCTTGCTCTCTAAGCGCTTTTGCTTCTTTGTATAGACGATCTGCGTCACTACGGTACTTGGCAGCAATTTCTTCATCTGACAAAGCACCTTGTGTACTTACAGGCTCGGCTTGAGGAGCATCGTAATCCACAGTCTCTAAAGTAGTTTCACGCTGATTGTCAACGGGCTGATCACCGCCACTTATAGCAAGGTCTTCTACAGACACGCCTTTCTGCTCAGCAATCTGCTGGTTAAGTTCGTTAAGCGGAATAGCAGTGTTGCGATCAGGCACCATTTCTACTTCGTTAGTAGCAACTTTCATCATTCTACCGGTGGTATGAAACCCTGCGAGCATGTTTCTACCATCGGGCAACTGTGTACGTGCCATTGCCTCAGCAAATTCGGTAGAGTTTTGTCCTGTGTGGCTTTCCACACACTTCATAAGAGCATCGTGCTCGTCTGCCATTAGATTTTCAGTAGTAACTACGATACAGCTTTCAGCATCACCTGGTACTGTGCGATAAGCAACTACGACCTTTCTCTGATTGTTCTTGATTCGACCTACATGCTTAAGAGCCATTAGGATTCTCCTTGTGCCTCCTGCTGCTGTGATACAGCGGCGAGGAATGTTTCTAGTTTTGTGTATGTTTGTCCCACAGTCATCATTTCGTTAGGCTTAAATGCGC